ACCGTTTTGGATCCATGCTTGGTTTTCGTAGTCATAACCATTGTAAATATACCCGTATCTGTATTCTGCCTTCATAATAACCTCCCTGTTAGTTGTTAATTTTAAATCGTGTCAAGTCTTATTTACAAGCTATAGCATGGTTTCAATGTTGTCAAGATTTATTTTAAAATAAATGAAAATAAATCAAGACAACCCGTATTCAACGGTAAAAGCTTGACAACCAGCACAGTTTATGATATCAAAGGTTATGATAATCAATAAAACTATGATATTTTGTCCGGTGCGATATGTTTGATGAAATCAGCTACGAACGGGCAGCCAGGGCCAACGAAATCACGCCTGGCAGCTGGGAAGAGTTATATTCAACAGCAGATCAACCCCTTAACGCTGTACCCGCTATGGAAAGGCAAGCGAACTATCGATCCCCGAATTATGCCGACACCGATACAAGGGCAGGATAATGACTGATCATAACCCTAAATTATCAGATAAGGACCAGGAAGAAATGAAGGCGGCTCCGGAAATGCTTGGCTATTTTAATGCTCATTTTATTACTTGGCAGGAATTGTGTGATATTGGGAAACAATCCGATGGCCCGCTAAAGGACAGAAAATTATAGTAAACGGTAAACGCTTGACAATTTGTCCCGAGTGTGTCATAGGGGATAAGACCATGCATGGGCTCCTCCTTTCCAAAGCTCGTCGGGCAGCCGTCCGGCGGGCTGAGAGGTGGATAACTCAGACTTGAGGCCAATATGACCAATTGCCCATATTGCGATACGAAAAATAACAATACTAACATAATTGATACCGGGCATTTACATCTTAACGCAATGGGGAAAAAGCACAATACAAGGAATGTATATCTTTGCCGGGAATGTGGAGAATGTTACGAGGCATATCAGGGCAGGAAGCGCTTTGAAATGTCGGTTGATAGGTTTTTTGACAGGGAGTTTCAATATTGCAGGGGGAATTTAGCGCGAGGATTTGATTTACAGGCGGGGTTTAGGTGATGGCCGAAAGCAACGAATTTATTAATATCACGGTATCAGGAGATTCAATATCACCGATTTCTTTTTTATTAGCCGACCAGCACGGCGGAAGGTATTCATTGCCGATTCGAGAAAACGTTAAATACCCTATCCCAGCCGGGCATCGGTTTTTTGGTATATCAATGGTTACAGCAGAAAAGGTAGAATGCGAGGTGGAAATAAATGGCTAAACCAACAGGCAGACCAAACGGCAGACCGCCAAAATATGCAACGCCCGAAGCCATGCAAGAAAAGATTGACGAATACTTCGAAAACTGTTGGGACACCAGCAACGACGGGTTAAAGAAACAAGTCACGCCCTACACCATGACAGGGCTTGCAAACTCAATAGGGTTCAGCCGTCGCGCTCTTTTAGATTACACTAAAAAGGACGAGTTTCTTCCTACGATTATAAAAGCGCGGTCAATTTGCGAGCAATACGCAGAGGAATCGTTGTTTAACGGCAAAAATGTAGCAGGCGCAATATTCAACATAATCAACAATTATAATCGGTGGAAAAACACCCAGGGCAGGGAAATAACCGGCAAAGACGGCGGACCAGTAAAAACAGAGCAAGTGAAATCCGATATAACGGACAAACTTAATGAAATTTACGAATCGTAATGATGCGCAAAACTTCTATAAGACCATTCTCAAAGCCGCTGAAAGTCAGGACAACGCAGCAGCAACCCTTGCAGCGATTGGCCGCAAAGACCTTTTCTTTTTACTCACACACCTGTTAAACCGCAAAGATGTTGACCGTGACTGGTTGTTTGATCGATGCGTTGAGGTTCAGCGATCTCCGGACGGTCATCTCGATTTGTGGGCGCGAGAGCATTATAAAAGCACCATCATTACATACGGGCTATCTATTCAGGATATCCTTAATAATCCAGATGTTACAGTAGGTATTTTTTCCCATACCCGGCCCATTGCCAAGGGGTTTTTAAGGCAGATCAAGCGAGAATTAGAGGACAACGAGGTTCTCAAGCAGTTGTATCCCGAGATTCTATACACAACCCCCCGAAAAGACTCACCTAAGTGGTCAGAGGACGATGGCCTAATTGTAAAGCGCAAAAGCAACCCAAAAGAGGCAACCGTCGAGGCTCACGGGCTGGTAGACGGGCAACCAACTTCTAAACATTTCAGCGTGTTAGTGTATGACGATGTTGTTACCCGCGAGTCTGTAACCACTCCGGACATGATAAGAAAAACCACAGATGCGTGGGCGTTATCGCTCAACCTGGCCAGCGATGGCGGAAAGAAACGATATATCGGCACCAGGTATCATTACAACGACACCTATAAAACCATAATGGACAGAAAGGCAGCAAAAACAAGGATTTATCCTGCTACCAAAAATGGTAAAGTGGATGGGCAGCCGGTACTAATAGGCAAGGATGTACTGGTTGATAAGCGTCGGGAGATGGGACCATATGTATTCGGTTGCCAGATGCTTCAAGACCCGAAAGCTGATGAAATTCAAGGCTTTAAAGAAGAGTGGTTGCAATATTGGAGCCCAACACCAGGCGGCATGAATTTGTATCTATTAGTAGACCCGGCAAGCGCTAAAAAAAGAACCAGTGACTACACGGTTATGGCTATTATAGGACTGGGGGCAGACAAGAACTACTATGTCGTTGATTTCATTAGAGATAGGATGTCATTGACGGAGCGGGCAGACGCGCTATTCAAGCTACACAGGCAGTACAGGCCTGCTGGGGTAGGGTATGAGCAGTACGGGATGCAGGCCGATATTGAGCATTGCCAGGACAAGATGGATAGAACAAACTACAGGTTCCCGATCATCGAACTGAAGGGTAACATACCGAAACCAGACAGGATTAAGAAGCTGATCCCTTTGTTCGAGGGGGGTAGGGTGTACCTGCCGACGATTCTCAATAAGGTGAATTATGAGCATAAGACTGTAAACGTAGTTAGAGAGTTCATCGAGGACGAGTACAAAGCCTTTCCAGTAGCGGCTCACGACGATATGCTGGATTGTTTTGCGCGGATAGTAGATCCTGCCCTGGGTGCGATTTGGCCGTCGAGCAACGCTATACCGTTTAGGCCAAGGCGGCGAAAATTTGTAGCATAAAAAAATAATTTTTCCCTTGCCTTTTCTATTGAGTCTATATAAACTAAATATATTGAGTTTATTGAGTCTATATAGAAAATAAGCTAAAAGTTCTATTGACTTTATTGAGAAACGTCTATATTCTTTATTGAGTCTATTTAATCTATTAGAAACGGGAAAAGCTATGAAAACGGTATGTATTTACATCGACGAGGACATTTGGAAGCGGATAACATCGGCGGCGTTTACGGCAAGCAGTGAGGTTGGCAAGCGTGTTTCTGTTGGTAAATTTTTAACCGATTTATATTTGCACAGCTTATCGAAAACGGTTCCGCAAACCAAGATTGAGAAGGATGAAAACACAAAGACACGGAAAGAGCCTGTTTCACCAAAGCCGAAGTTAAAAGCTGTTGAACCGGCAGATGAAAAAGCGGAAAGGCTTGCCGAGGTTCAAAAAATTGCGCCTGTTTATCCGGCCAAAACATTTAACCCGCAGCCAAAGACAGGGGACAAAAAAAAGAAGGGGAAATAAAGGAACCTGAAAGCATGGAAAAAATAAAAAAATTTCAAACTTGGGTAGACGAAGCTCAGTGGGCTGCGAGGGAATGGCGGTCAGAATCATGGCGTGATGCTGAAATGTACGATGGCGGCAGGGCACAGTGGACGGATGAGGATTGGGAGGCTGCAGCTGATGCCGGCATTGAACCTATTACGGTTAATATGACGTTTCCTACGATCAACCTTATCCTGGGTAGCCAGGCCGTAAATAAGTTCGATATCATATCCAAGGCCAGGTCAACCAAAGATTCCGAAATCTCCCAGGTGATGACAGAGGGCGTTAAGTTCATCATGGATCAATCAGACGGGGAATTTCTTATCTCTCATGCGTTCCGGGATGCGATTATACCCGGCATCGGGTATCTAAGCCCGTGCCTTAATCCAGATCCGCGGAAAGAACGGCTGCAGATTAGGCGATTTGACTGGAAAGAATTATGGACAGACCCGTTCGCTCCGCCATGGATCACACCAGATAATTGCCGGTTTGCATTCATCCAGAGATACATGGATCTATCAACCCTGCAATCCATGTTTCCGGGCAAGTCCCAGGAGATCGAGAACACATACGATGACATGGCCGGGGATTCTAAGGAAGGCGGGGCCATGTTCGAGGACGAAGCCGACTTTATAGAAAAAAGCATCAGGCAGGAGTCCGGGTCAGGTTGGGCGCAGAGCGAAAGAAAGAGGGTCAGACCTATTGAGATGTGGTATCCGATAAACGAGAAAGCCGCTTTCGCATTGTTTGCAGATGGCCGGTGCGTTGAAATGGACGATAAGATTCCGATTTCAGAGCAGTATCAGCTTATCACTGCCAGCCAGGAAGTTGTAGTTGCCATGGTCAAGAAAATGCGGGTGTGTTCGTTTTTTGGTGATTTGGAATTGCAGGACGTGCCTACACCCTACCCACACGATCAATTTCCGTTGGTTCCGTTTGTGGGTTATGTGGACCGGTACAATTTCCCATACGGAGTACCGCGGCAGATCAGGGGCCAGGACACAGAGGTAAACAAGCGGCGGTCAATGGCTTTGGCAATGTTGCTGAAGCGGCGGGTCATGATTGAATCTGATGCAGTTGATGGCAAGGATGCATTACAAACTGTGTACGAAGAAGCCAATAAACTTGATGGCCTTGTGGTTGTAAACCCGGGTGCATTGGGTCAAAAGAAAATCCAGATAGTCGAGAAAGCAGAGTTGGCCCAGGGCCAGATTCTACTTGAGCAGGAAGCCAAGACCGAGATTCAGCTGGTTTCGGGCGCAAACGCTACCCGGTTGGGTTACGAGTCCAAGGCAGAGTCCGGAGTTGCGAAAAAGACGGACATTGCACAGAGCAACGTTATCACCGCACCATTATTCGATAATCTTCGTAGATCAATGAAAGCTTTAGGTGATCAGAGCGTAGCCAACATTCAAGGCTTCTGGACAAAAGAAAAGGTTTTGAGGATTACCGACCGTATGACCGGGGCGGAGAAGTTTGTTGAAGTCAATAAACAAATTCAAACCGAGACGGGGGTTATAGAATTAAAAAATAACATTACCCAGGGAAAATACGACACCATTATAAGCGAAGCCCCTCAGACTGATACGGTCAGGGAACAAAACATGAACCTTATTATCGAATGGGTTAAAAAGTCCCCGCCGGAAATCATACCTCATTTAATGACCATGGCGTTCGAGATGTCCAATATTCCCAACAAGGAACAAACGCTGGCAAAACTTAAACCGATATTGGGGGTCAACCCGGAAGATGAGGATCTTACAGTTGAGGAAATGAAACAGAAAACCATCAAGGCGTTAGAGGAACAGCAGGCGGAAAATGCAAAACAAGCGCAGATAGCCGATGCCGCCACACAATTAGAGCTGGAAAACAAGCGTCTGGAAAACGAGAAGCTGAAAGTCGAGATTGAAAAGATTGCAGGGGAAAACGTGGACGCGGCCAATAAAGAGAAGCGTGAGGAAGATAAGGCGAACCTTGACGCTTACTTGGAAGGGTTTAAATTGGTGCAGGGGGGGAAACAGTGAAAAACACGGTATACGATCTTCAAACTCACCATGATGATGTAATGGTTTTTGATCCTGGGAATTTCGATGTGGTTGAGGGTCACATGGGGGAAAGCATGACATGGTTAAAACAGAGCAAAGTAGACGAAGAGCACGAAGAATTATTAATGCTGGCCAATGGCTGTGGGGTATAGGGGGATGCATGAGCGAGAAAAAAGCAAAGCAGGAACGCAAGCCAATGGGTTTCATTCGGATAGAGGTTTTTCAGGACGGCGACATTGAGGTCGTGAATATTCCAACGGATTATCATCTTGCCAAAAGCATTATGCTTCGGGCGCTGGACGTAGTTGTCAGCGGATTTTATACTGCTTTACAGGAAAAGACCAAAGAAAGCCGAATCATTGTACCCGGGGGGACTATACATTGAACGCACAGGAAGAAGCAGCCTTTGACAAAAAAGCAGAGGCCATGCTATCAGGCCACCGAATGGCACCAAACGGCAGGAATATGTTTGCGTTCCGGATGAGGTATCTTGACAACAAGTCCTACGAGGAACGTTTTGACGCATCGTTCCCTGGGGCGCCCGGCAGTAAGGAATGGTTTGATCGGAAATTCGGGGAGGAATAATGAAGACAGAAAGAAATAAAGAACTTAGTAGCAAAGTTCTATCCGGTGCGCGTATTAGCGATACTGCGAAAGAGTATGGTATCAGCCACACTACAGCTAGGTTTATCGTTCTCCGTAATTGTAAAAATGCGAATCCTGAACTTTATAGCGCAGGAATCAGAAAAGGGGAAAAAAACAACTACCTGACACCACCTCTAAAATATTTGGTCAAAAACAAGCATAGATTTTTGTTACCTGCCGTGCCAATGAAAAACTTTGCGATTATCGGTGCGGCCGGGTTTGTAGCTCCAAGGCATATGCAGGCAATAAAAGACGCCGGGGGCAATTTAGTAGCGGCCATTGACCCCCACGACTCAGTGGGCATTCTCGATTCTTTTTTTCCAGATTGCAAATTCTTCACAGAGTTTGAAAGATTTGACAGATATTGCAACAAAAGCACAATAGACTACGCAGTTGTCCTTTCGCCAAACTATCTTCACGAACCACATACCAGGTGGGCTTTGCGAAACGGTATGGATGTTATTTGCGAGAAACCCATTGCGTTGACGGAAAGAAATGTTGATGCTGTGGCTGAAACAGAAAAAGTAACGGGCCACAAGGTCTGGTGTATTTTGCAGAGCAGGCTACATGAAGAAATCAAAAAGATTCCCGAACATTTTGGAAAAAATTACGTTGTAGTAAACTACTGTGCTCCTCGTGGAGATTGGTTCCAAGCGTCGTGGAAGTCGAATGAATCTAAGTCGGGAGGTTTGGCCACAAATCTGGGGATTCATCTTTTTGACCTAATGGTGTTTTTGTTTGGTGATATGGAAATGGTCATCGGTATAAATAGAACTATGACCGAGATTAGCGGAACGTTGGAGTTAGAACGAGCGTTCGTTAAATGGCGCATATCTATTGATAAGAACGAAAAACAACAGCGAACATTTTTAATAAACGACCACAAATTAGATTTATCAAACGGTTTTACAGATTTACACACAACAGCCTACCGGGCGATACTTGAGGGGAAAGGTTTTGGGATCGAGGACGCACGGCAAGCGATACGAATTGTGGAGAGGATACGATGCCAATAGAAAATGTTAAAATGGGGAAGAACGTCCAGTACCACGACGAGAAGCTTTTAAACTTGTACGGGTGTATTATTGGAAGGGGTTGTAGAATTGGGGCGTTTACCGAGATCGGGCCTTGTGAAATTGGGAAGAGTTGTAATATTGGGGCGCATTGTTTCATACCTGAAGGGGTTATAATCGAAAGTTATGTTTTTATAGGCCCACGGGTGACGTTTGTAAACGATAAGTTTTCACCATCAAAGGGGCATTGGCGGGGAGAACCCAAAACTATGGTAGGCAGCGGTTCTTCTATAGGCGGCGGTTCGGTAATTTTACCAGGAGTCGAAATAGGAACGAATGCGGTAGTTGGCGCCGGGTCAGTTGTGACCAAAGATGTCCCGGCAGGAGCTACGGTTTACGGGAATCCGGCGCGGGAGCACGTGGTCACTACAAAATATTACGACAAGGCGATGAACGCATGGGTTAAAGGGGAATAAATGAAAATAAGTGCCTGCATGATCGTCCGTGATGAACACGACCTGCTTCCACAAAGCCTGAAAAGCATCCGCAACCTATGTGATGAAATAATTGTGGTAGATACCGGTTCAATCGACGATACGGTTGAAATCGCTGAATCGTTCGGGTGTAAGGTTTACCATCATCCATGGCAAAACGATTTCTCTCTGCACCGGAACCAGAGCATTGGCTATGCAACCGGCGACTGGATTTTAATTCTAGATGCCGATGAAAACCTTATTTCAGATATTAACCCGGAAAATTTCAAGGCCAAATTAAAAAAGCTGCCCCCGGAAGTATGCGCCCTGGTTTGCACGATTCAGGAAAAGCGAGATGAGATCACCGGGAAGTGGTTCGGGAATAGATTTTTCAGGAAAAGTTCTGGTATCCATTACGAGCACTGCATTCATAACCAGCCAAGGTACGACGGATTTTCCGGCATGACGGACATAGTTATTAACCATTGCGGGTACAGCCTGAGTCTTGAGAAAATGAAAGCCAAGTATGCCAGAACAGAGGCACTGCTCAATAAAAGGCTATTTGAGAACCCGGAAGATTACGAAGCTTTAAAGTACATGGTTGATATTCACATGGCAAACAGGGACTTTGAAAAGGCCATAGAATGCGGCACCAAATGCCTTGAGTTATTGCCCGTGGTATCACCGCAAGAAATGCAGACGTATTCAGGGGTTTATTTCAGAATGGCAAAATCGTACCTTTCTAGATGGTCTGAGACGGAAAAAGACATATACGCTGACAGGGCTGTCCAATGGGCGAGGCACGGGGTTAAATTATTCCCTGATGATATTGACCTGAATTTCACCATGGCACAGATAGGGTACCGGTCTGATGATTACGATTTATACAAGAAACATGCAGATAGATACGATGCCGCTGTCAAAGAACTCGACAATCCGCCGGCGCTAACTGAGTTTGAAACTGAAATAACGGATGTTGCTGCGATTAACCGGAACGTTTTTTCTGTTGCGCAGGTTCACCGGGACGCTATCAAGCTGATGCACGACGAACTTGGTGGCGGCAAATGAAATATAACTTGACACATGATTTAAATTATGAAACAATGCAAGAAACAATTTCCCAAATAGCAAAGGCCATGTCTGAATGGATAAGAGATGGCAAAACCGGGAAGTTGATATTTGAAATTAATTTACGGAAAGGCGGAATTGGAATTTCGAGCATTCGGACAGAGGGGAGATTAGAATAACGTAGCACCCAAAATTTATAATTAGAAAACCGATTACCAAGTAACCCGAAAGGTAATTACAAGGCCCGGTTAAGAGATATTCTCTTAATTCGGGCCTTTTTTTATGCGCATGGCCGAGCGATACGGCTAAAACTTTCGTTGTCCTGCCCACCGAAAACGGCAGGTGCCTTCGTCCGAGGCATTAAAAGGAGATGTAAACATGAGCGAACAAGCAGTAGTAGAAGACGTTGGAACAGTGACAGGGCTTCAGAGCGCAGATGATCGTGCAGGCGCATTAACAGATGAGGCAGAGGTTATTGATTTTGAACCTTTGTTTGATGGTGAAGACGTTACAGAAGCAGAGTTGAAGGGTGAAGAAGGCGAATCGTTACAGGGTGATGATACGGCCACCCCTGAGCCGAAAGACGAAACTGCCGATGAACCCAAAGAACCAGAAAAGGAATCTGATAAAGAACCTGAAAAGGTAGTTGAGACGGAACCAGATTACACCCAACCACCGCCCAAAGGATACGTCCCGTTGCCAGCGCTGCAAGAAGAGCGAAAGGCAACGACAGATTTACGGAAGGCATTGAGTGATTCCCAGGCCAGTACTAAAGAGCTAACGTCTGAAATTGAAGCTTTGCGGTCTGCACCGGCTGATGAGCCAGATTGGATTGAGGATTTCAAAACATTGACCGGCGACGAGTTTGCCGAAATGGTCGATGAAGATCCAGACCAGGCCATTAAGTATCAGTATAAACTCAATGAGTACAACAAGATAAGTGCTGCCCAGAACGAGTCGAAGCTTGCTGAAAAGCGACGGATCGACAGGGCAAGCCAGGTTATCAACGATAGCGTTGAAGAAATAAAGGCGGCTATTCCAGAATTGTATGCAGAGGATAACAAGGAAACAATGGAATCCTTTGTAAACACCGCCGTTAACGCTGGGTTTGATGAGCAATACCTTCATGTACTGTCCCGACCGGACACCCTTATTATCCCGCCCGGTGGCAAAGTACCGATCCCGCTGGGAAAGGGCGCTGTTTCATTAACGAAACTGATCGACACTTTACGCAAGTCGTCTGGTGTTCGTTCAGAATTAGAAAAGGTGCTTAGGCCGGAGCTTGAAAAAGAGATCACGGCCAAGCTTATGAAAAAAATGAAAGATTCACCGGCAGGAGAGTTCCGGTCAATTACGAGCGTACCAGGCAGCGGAGAAGAGCCAGGCGATTTCTCAAAAGTTTTATCTGAGGCTGAAATTGGCAATCTGTCTGACGCTGACCAAGAAAAGTATTTGTCCGGCGCACTGTAGCTCCTGCTGTAAACAGGAGATTTAGTTATGGCAGCAACAGATTTTGCAACAGGAGCAGACCTTGCAGTACAGAGGTGGTCTCCGTCGTTGGCTATTGAAGCTGACAAAAAGAAATATTTTCGCAAGTTCATGGGCACCGGCAAGGATGCCATGATCCAGGTTAAGACCGAGCTTGCGAAAAAGGCAGGAGAGAAAATCACCTTCGGGCTCCGCATGAAGTTGGACGGAGACGGTGTTGAAGGCGATGATACCATTGAAGGGACCAGCGCAGAGGAAGCTCTTGATTTCTACGCGGACTCCGTTTTTATCAATCAGAGACGGAAAAGCACGAAATCAAAGGGTAAAATGTCCGAACAGCGGGTTCCCTATAATATGCGGAAAGAAGGCCGGGACGCTCTTGCTACATGGTTTGCAGAAGACAGCGATGAGCAGTGCATGATGTACTTGGCCGGGGCGCGTGGAATCGATACCTCGTTTCATGTTGGTGTCAGCTACACAGGCCGCTGCACAAACAGTTTCAATTCCCCCGACAGCGATCACGTGGTTTACGGCGGGACCGCTACAACCCTTGCGACAATCACCGCAACCGACACAATGGATATTGGCATTACCGAAAAACTCATTTCCAAAATTGAAACCCTTGATCCGCTGATTCAGCCGTTCAGGATTGACGGTGAAAACAAGTACGTTTTGCTGATGCACCCCTGGAACGCCTACAGTTTGAGAACCGGTTTGTCACAGAATGACTGGCTCGAAATCCATAAGGCCACAGACGGGCCGAAATCAGACCTCTATAAGAACGCTCTGGGCGAATACGCCGGAGTTATTCTTCACAAGCACCGTAAC